GTGTCCGGCCCTTATGTAGTGGGAAAAACCGCAGGTCAGAGCGTTGCACGTGATCATGATTGCGAGCCACGATCTGCACACCACCACCTACCCTCGCGCCTCAGTCACTCTGCGTACGCGTTACCTGATCTGTGTATCCCGCCTCTAGCTCCTGCACCCGCCGTCTCACCCCGGACAACTGATCGACTACCTGCACAATCAGCTCTCCCTGCTCGATGGCCACACCACTGATCGCACCATGCCAGTCGCGATGCGTGCTGATCATGTCGTCGTGCACCAGCGCGCCGCAGGTCAGGCAGACCCGTACGTCCATCGTGCTGCCGTGCGCGTACGCCAGCGTGCTGACCGCACTGAATCCCTCGGGTATCGCCATGATCATCTGTCCTCACCATCGTGTTCTCGGTTGCGGCGCCGGGTCGCCGCGCTTGCCCGGTTCCCCGATCGCCAGGTTGCACGGCCCGCACGCGGCGCGCATCCGGGCCGGGTCGTCCCCTGCTGCCTTGCCGTCCAGGTGGTGGACGTGGCCACCTCGGGCCGGCGCCCTGCCGGTGCACACGTGCAGAGGCGCCTGCTCCGCCTGGCACACGGAAGGGTGCACCTGGCATCGGTAGCCCGCGGACGCGAGCACGCTGGCACGCAGGGCCCGCCACGCCCTGGTGCTGCCGCCCGACCAGCTGGCGCTCACTGCCGTCGTGCCATGTTCTCGGCGCTGGTGAGCGGGTAGTGCCAGCGGCAGTATTGCGACGCGGTGCACTTCCCGCACGCGGCCAGGACCAGCCACACGCCGGTCAGCGGCCGACGGCCCGGATGCACGACCACGCTCCGGAGCGCCGGCGGCGGGGTGCCGCCGTCCGGGATCGAGCACACGAACACGTCATCGGCGGACAGCGGCATGCCGGGCAGGGCGCGCGAGCTCATGGCACGTCCCTCGCGGCGCGCTGCCGGCGGAGCTCCCGTCTGTTGATCTTGCGGGTGACCTGCTCCAGTAGGCGGCAGAGCTCGCTGGCCATCCCGTATTCCTCCTGACGCAGGGCCACGTCCAGGCCCTGGTGAAGGGCCCGGTAGAGCGGGTCCGGGTCGGGCGCCGGAGCCGGGATGGGCAGCGGCGTGTGCAGGCTGTCGAGCATCACGTCTACGCGCCCGTCGGAGTTGGCGTGGAACGGCATCTGGTTCGGGAAGCGGCCTACGTTGACGCCGCACTCGCTGCAGCACTCGGGGTGCACGTAGTTGGTGTCCGGGTCGCTGGTCATGTGGCTCCTCGGTGGGTTGTCGCTGGTCATCGTGGGAGGTGAGGTTGAGAGAGCCCCGCCCCCTGCCGACGTGGTGCTGGTGTCGACAGGGGGCGGAGACGTGGCGCATCGATGGTCGGATCGGCATCGGTCGCGTACGCCACCGGGCGCGTTACTGCCCGGTGAGGGCGGGATATGTAGTCGCTCTCCCCGTTCGGTCCCTGCTGACGTCCGCTCCCCGGTCCCGGATCGGGCCATGGCGGGCAGGGTGCCTCCGAACGGACGCCTCTGCGGCGTGCACTCCGGGCCTCTCGTACGGCTCCCTGCCTCGCGGCGGTGGGAGCAAAGAGTGCGTGGCGATCTACTCCAGAACGCGAGAGTGGTTCATTTACGCCATCGCGAGGTGGCGGGACGTTGTGCGCGCATTCCGTGGAATGGCACCCGGTTGCTACCTGACTCCGGGTTTCGCGTCGGCCGCGTGTCAATCGGCGCTTTTCACTGACCGAAGAAAATCTTTCGGTGGTGAGATCGGCAGGCGTTTTCCGGTAGCCTGACACCGTTACGTTGTTTGGCGTGCTCATCGTTTAGGGCTCCCTCGGGTCTGTCAACCCGACCGGGGGCCCTTTTCGTTTGTCCGTACAGCACGTCGATGGGCGCCCTTTGCAGCGCAGAGACACGTCTTTGCTCAGCGTGAGACCGCATTTCGTGACGTACGCCACGTCCGTGTTGATCTTGATGGCGTGCAGCACGCCGGAGCCCAGCTGGCGCACCATCCGGTGCGTTCTCAGCCACGCGTCGCGCCGGCCCGTGGGCGGCACGGGGTCCAGGCGCATGTCGGTGCGCATCTGCCGGTAGACCACGGTCATCCCTGCTCGGGCTGGTCGTTGCCCAGCGAGCAGAAGCCATAGTCGCAGCACTGACCGCTGCAGTCTTGCCGCTCCGGGCGGGGGGGCAGTGCGATCGTGCGCGCGGCGAGCAACTGTTCAACCTCGGGGCGCCAGTACATCGCGGTTGCCCGCGCGCCGGCCGGGGCGTACTGCTTGAGGGTGCCGTGCTGGACCATCCGGGCGATGGTCTGATGCGAGACCTTGAGCACGTCCGCGGCACCCATGCGGCTGAGCCAGTCGCCGGGGTTGGGGAGCGGCAAAGACTGATCATATGACATCTTCATGAGGAACATGTTGACACATGCGGGACGGAGTGTCTAGCGTGGTGGCATGGCGACGAACGAAGTACGTAAGAGCATCCGGGAGATGCTGGCGATCATCACGCTGATGGCCATGGACCTCCCGACGGAGATCATCTTCCGGGAGCGTCGGGGCACGATCGAGCTGATCTTCCCCACGATCGCCCAGGCACTGGCGTGGGCCGCGGCCTGGGACGCGCCGCAGGAATCGCTGCATTTCGACCAGGCTGGCCTGCACAACCAGCTCAGCCGTTTCTGGACGACGGTGGAGCGGCACGGGTGGCAGGTGACCGTGTGGGGCGAGGAAGAGAGCAACCCCGTCGCGTCCCAGCTCAGCCCGGACACGATCGCGGACCTGACCGAGGCCACCGGGGAGCAGGCATGACCGCCGTCGTGCCGGGCGCCCCGGACTACGCGGCCATGAACTACGACCAGGCGTTCAACGCCTCGGAGACGAAAGACCGGGATGGCGCGCTCGGTGTGCTGTGGGTCGACGCGCGGCGCCACGACGCGATGATCAACGCGCAGCAGCACTACCGGACCGCGGTCGACACGGCGTACCGGCACGTGATGCGGGCCGGCGTCAGCCCGGGCGTCGACCCCACCGAGGAGGTCGAGCGGCGCGCCATGGGCATCATTCACGGGGAGGCCATCGACGCGGCCGATGACTACTGGTGGTCGCTTGAGGCGCCCGACTGCACGTGTGGGGGGCGCGACCTGCTGGACGTGCATATGCGCGGCTGCGATCGGGCGATCGCCATCCGCGAGCGCTACCGGCTGTCTCCGCTGTGACGGGGCGCAAGCGGGGCCACCTACGGGTGGCCCCGGGCGCGGGCACGCCACTCGGACAGCCCGCCCTGCTCGCCGCGCACCTGGTCCTGTTCTTCGGCGGGGCCGGCCGGGGCCGGCAGGAGGGGCGCCGGCTCGCCCGGATCGGCCGGATCGGCCGGCACCGGGCCGGCGCGCAGCACGGCCGGGGTCGGGCGGAGCAGCCCGACGGCCGGCACACACCGAACTACCTGGCCAACGTCTCGCCGGATCGTGGCATGTACCCGGTCGGCGGGGCGCGGCGAGTCACTGCAGAAAACGACACCGGGGTGGACGACGACCGGGGTCACAGCGACGCTAACCAGCGATTCAAGATCGACAAAGATGGAAAGGTCACCCGATGACGTACCCGCTCAACACTCCGCCCCCGGCTCGGAAGCGGCGTATCCGCCCGGTCGTCACGATCGGCGCGTGCCTGGTCGCCGTGCTCGCGTGCGTGCTCGGCGTGGCCGTGCTCGCGAACGTGTCCGATGCGCTGGTCGACCAGCAGCCGACCGTGCAGCGGCACTCCGCGGTGACGGGCGCGGCCACCGCGGCGACACCGGTGTCGCCGCCGGCGGCCGCGGAGACGCTGCGGCCCGCGGACGTCAAGATCAGCTTGAAGACCATCGGGAAGGAGTGCTACGGGTCGGCCGGGTGCAACCTGGACGTGCGCCCGGTGCTGGACTGGCCGGGCGAGCTCAGCGAGGTGTGGGACGTCACGTACGTGATCACCTACCAGGAATGGTCGCTGCCGGACGGCTCGTACGAAGCGGTCCCGGTCGACGGCGAGGAGATCGGCACGGCCCAGATCCGGGGCTCCGGGGATGACTACACGTTCACGGAGCACCACCTGATGGTGTTCGACCGGAAGACCAAACCCGTGATCAAAATCGACCAGCTAGAGCGTCGTGGTTGATCGCGACCTGGGTGGCGCAGCGATCGGGCCCACGAACACGGCGCCGGACGTGCAGGAGGACGCGCGGCGCTACCTGATCCGCAACGGACACTCCGACCTGCTGACCATCCTGGGACTGGAGACGGATCCCGAGGTCGAGTGCCCGCACTGCAGGAAGCGGCCTTGGCTCGGCAACTACGGCGGCACGCTGTGCCAGCGCAAGGAATGCCGGACGGCCCGGCGCCTGATCGACGCCGCTAAGTCGGGTGAGGCCGTATGATGACCAGGCGTTCCGTTCGTCGCTGATCGGACGTTCCCTGGTCACACAGCACAGACGACCCCCACCCGGTTCGGGTGGGGGTCTTCTGTCGTCCCTGCTGGTCATGCTGCCCGCGCCCCATGCGGCCGCGGGATGAAGCCACCGACCTTACGCGCGTGGCTTGGCGGCGGCCGCCGGGGCACTCTTCGCCGGGGTGGCCGGGGCCGGCGTGGCGTGGCTGATCAGGTTTCGGATCGGCGCGTTGTTGCTGATCCTCTTCGCGTCGGGGCCGGACGGGTTGACCAGCACGGCACGGACCGCGGCGTCGTCGACCAGGCGCTGGCCGACGGTGCGCGACGGGATGTCCGGGTCGCCGATCTTGGCGTCGATCAGGGCGTCACCCAGCGCGGCGCGACCGGTGGCGGACCGGGCCCAGCTGTCCATCAGCTCGTTGAATTCTGCCTGGTTCATGGGGATTTCCTCCTGTGCGGGTGAGGGTGCGGGTAGGAACCGGGCCAGCACGCCGAACGGGCGCCGGTCGTTCTCGTGCGACGAGGTGTAGCGGGCCGAGAAATGCGCGTGCTCGTAGTGCCCGTTCGGGCCGGTGTAGTCGCGCCACGTCCAGCCCCACGACCGGGAGGCGATCCGGCCGTTGCGGATGACGTTCTGCAGCCGGTCGTCCAGGCCGAGCCGGTGGCGCTTCACGACCTCGTCCACGGCGTAGTCGAATACCTGCGGGCCGCCGGGCCATGGTCCGGTTTCGTCGACGTCCAGGCCGTGGACCTCATCAACGTCGTCGGCGTCTTCGTACGGGGTGTTCCCCGTCTCGTCCGGGTTGTGGTCGCTGGAGCTCGCGGCGTGGCTTCGGTCGCCGATCCACCCGTCTGAGCGCTTGTCACGGCCCGGGCTCAGGGTGTTGAACTCCTGACGCAGCACGACCAGGCAGGGCACGAGCACGGGATCGTTCACGGACGCTCTCCCATCTTGCGGATCGCGGCCGCGGCCGCGCGTTCGGCGATGTCCTGCCGTTCGGTGTGGGACATGCCGTTGGTCTGTTCGAGAACGGTCGAGATCATCGCCGTCTGCTCCGCGGTCTTGGCCTTGACCTCGGACGCCTGCCGCGTCGACACGTACTGGCCGGTGACGGTGGCCACGATCAGGCCGGTGAAGGCGATGATGGCCTCTGTCGACCAGCCGGCGAACGCGAGCGCGACGACCAGGCCGGCGGCGGCGACGATGCCGACACAGACCACGATCGCTTGCGGTGTGGAGTCGATCTTCACGGTGATGTCCTCCCTGATCAGAGGGTTAATTCTCTCACCCGGGTACGACGTTCTCGGTGCTGCACGCCCGGTCACAGCGACCTCACCCACTCGACTTCGAGCACCGATTGGAACGGGACGCCGGTGGCGGTGTTGCGTGACGCGGTGGAGCTCTGCGCGGCGTACGCCTCCACATAGTCGGTGCTGCCGTTCATCTGCACCAGCAGGCTCGTCTGCGTGCCGACACCCTGCGCGGTGGAGTTGCCGCCGACACGGGAGTACGGGCTGACCGCGGTGCCGTTCTTATGGATCTGGATCGAATAGCGGCTGTAGACCGCCCCGGGCAAGCCCACCGACGCGGTCACCCGGTACCAGCCGGGCACGGTCGGGGTGGCCCGGGTGTTGTTCACGGTCTCCGAGTGGAAGCCGTGGGAGTCGATCTCGGTGGCGCCGGTGCCGAACTGCAGCGCCACCACGGCACCGTCGGCCAGGGCCTGGCCCGTCTGCTGCACCAGGCGCAAGATCGGCTTTTCGCCGACGGTGGCCAGCGCCGCGTCGACGTCATCGGCGAGCTCTTCCATGTCGACCCACACCTCGGGCGCGTCCGTCGCGTCCGGGTAGCGCAGGCCGTAGTTCGCTGTGGTCCCCATCAGGCACGCTCCCAATCGATGGTGAGGGTGAAACCCCCTCCGGCGCTGCGGCCGGTGTATGGAATCCAGGGTGAGCCGTCCGCGTCGAACACGGCCAGGCCCCCGGCTGTGCCCGCCACCATCGACTGCACCCATGAGGTGGTGAGCGGCACGTCGAGCACCTGGCCCGGCACCATCGGGGGCAGGGCCACCGAGGCGCCCAGGGTCGGCGCGCCGGCCGGCCGGATGGCCTCGGTCACCAGGCGCAGCGTGCCGGCGGCCGGGCCCTGGTCGCCGGCGGAGCTCCGCTGCAGACGCACCCGGGCGCCGGTCACGGTGGCGCCGGTCAGCGAGAGCGGTTTCGTGCCGTAGAACGCGGCGCCGGTCGCGTTGCCGTACCCGCCGTGAGCGCCCTGGATCGCCTGGTCGCTGGACGTCACCCAGCGACTGTCGCGGTACGTGCCGGTGTAGGTGGGCAGCACGGCCAGGGTGCCCTGGACCACCAGCGGGTTCGGGTCGGGCGGGTTGTCGGTGTAGTCCGCGGCCGCCGGGGCGGCGGTACCGAAGCGGGCGATCGCCAGCCACGTCGCGCCGAAGCGGACGACCAGGATCACGTCGCCGCTGGCCACGGTGAGATCCCGGGCGGACCAAATGGTCCGGACCACGCCGTTGATCATGGCGGTGACCTTGCCGGCGCTCGCGGCCGCGGTGGCGGTGGCCAGCAGGGTGCCGGCCGGGACCGTCCCGGGCCCCCCACGGCCGGTCACGCGCTGACCTCCTGCAGCCGGACCGTCATGACGCCCGATCCGGCGGTGTATGGCATGCCCAGTTGAACGACACGGGCCGCAACGCCTCCGGTGGTGCCTCGGTCCGGGGTGAAGCCGATGTTGTCGTCAAGCTGCATCCTGGGGTCGGGAACGGCCTCCACGTCCCATGAGCGGGCGTTGATCGGTGCTTTCCGGGCCAGGATCGAGCGGGCCGCGGTGAGGCACTGCGCGTTCGTGGTCAGCAGCGGCGAGTAGAAAAACTCGGGCACGGGCAGCGCGTTGAACGGGCCGGGGTAGCCGGCCGGCGGCAGGGACGTGTACGCGGAGCCCTGGACCTGCCCGCCGTCGGGTGCGGTGCCGCGGGCCACGACCGTGTTCACGATGTTGGAGCGCGACGCCCCGCTGGATACCTGGGTGACCGACGCGCGCGGGTAGCCGAACGCCTGGTCGACCACGTCGGACTGCTCCATCAGCAGCGGCGACACGTTGCCGTACGCGGTGGCCGGGACCACCTGCAGCACGCCGGCGTTGTCGACGTACGCGTGCGCGCCCCACGCGTCCAGCAGGTCGTAGACGGCCTGTAGCCGGTCCTCATCCATGTTGAGGTCGGCCGGGACCGCCCGGTTGGTCAACGCCGCGCTGATCGACACGGTCAGCGCCGGCTCCACCAGGCCGCGCAGGGTCGCGGCGATCGTGGCCTTCGGGGCGAACGGCGCGACTAGGCGGGCCTCATCGATCAGGGCCAGCAGGCCGACCGCGGTCACGGTGACCTCCTCGCCGTCCAGGTCGACATCCTGGATCAGGAACTCGCCGCGGTCCAGATACTCGGTGGTGCCGGCGCCGGAGCCGACACCCAGCCGGACGTGGATGCGCTGGCCGTACGGGGCCAGCGGGGCGTCGAACGCGTCATCACCCCAATCGACCCCGTCGGTGGTGCGCGGCACCGTGAGGGTGACCCGTTCCGGGACGCGCAGGGAACTGTCGAGCTCCTCGCGGCCGCGGGCGATCGGGACGTTGTCGGCCAGCACCCGGCCGGCCAGCGTGACCGAGGCGCGGCAGGACAGGGTGAACGAGCGGCTGTCGAGCACCCGGCCCGCCTCATCGGTGGTCCAGATACTCACCCGAAGTCCCCCTCAGCGACGGCCAGGTACGTGGCGTAGTCCGCGGCCAGGTCGGCGTACGCCAGGCCGGTATAGACGTCGGCGACGTCCTGGTAGGTGTACCCGCGGTTCTCCTGCCCGTACCCCCACCCGTCGACCTCAGCGGCCCGGACGGTGGTGATCCGGCGCGGGTCGGTGCCGTCCTGCGAGAAACGACGTTCCTCGCTGGTCAGCACGCTGTAGTACGCATCCGCGTCGTACGTCGGTGACGGGCCGCGCTGCTGGTAGATGCCGGAGGTCGCCTGCTCCAGCAGGGTCCGCAGCTGGTCGCGGGCGACGAGGGTTTCGGTGTAATACTCCAGCGCCGTGCTGGGTCCGCTGATGGGCGTGGACACCACCCGGTTGACGCCGTCGATCACGTAGACGGTGCTCTCGCTGGTCGACGTCTCCGCGTCCTGCGCGAACAGCACGCATTCCACGGCCAGGCCGCTGATGGCGTCGGACAGCACGAGCTTGCCGCCGGGCAGGGTGACCGTGAGCGGCGTGGCCGACGCGACCACCTCGCCACCGATCAGCAACTGGTAGGTGACCGGGATGCCGAACGGGAGCTCCCCGTCGACAGCGACGAACACCGTCACCGGGTAGACGTCGATGTCTTCGGCGCCCCGGATCAGGGTCCGCTGCCCGCCGACGCTGCGGGCCAGGCTGTACGCCGTGTCCTCCAGCGCGGAGGCCGTGATCAGCACCCGCGGCGGGTATTCGTCCTGGACGACAGCGGTAAGGGTCTCAGCCATCAGCGCGTGCCTACTTTCTGCCGCCACGCCGTACGGCGCTCGCTCTCGGCTATGCGCCGCGTGGTGTACGAGTAGAACGGACGCCCGTCCAGGGCCACGTCGAGACGCTGGTTCACGGCGACCTGAGCCGGGCCGCCGGTGCGGTAGGTGCCGCCGGCGCCGCCTGCCTCGCCAACCTGAGCGAAGTGCTGGGATGCGGAGAACGCCGGCGCGGACTGCTTGCGCAGCGCGGCCGCGTCGCCGGACTGCCGGACCGCAACGTTGACGGACACGGTCTTGCTCTTGATCGCGGCCAGCCGTTCGAGCACGGTGCCGGTCCGCTGGATCGCATTGCCGGTGAGGTTGACGACCGGGGTCTTGCGCGACGGGATGCCCAGCAGCTCATCGGCCAGGTTCTCGGCCTGGCCGGCGCTGTAGCCGGCCTGCCGGGCCAGCGCGGTGAAGGAGTCCCGGGCCTTGTACGCCACCCGCTCAGCGCCTGCTCCGGCGCCGTTGACCTTGAGATACGCCTGGTAGTTGTTCGCCAGCGCTTGCGCGACCGAGGAGAGGGCGCCGCGGTTCTCGCGGCCGGCCTCGGTGTTGAGCTTGAGCCCACGGCCGTTGTCCTGGATCTTCTTCGTCGCGTTGGCCAGCGCGTCAGCGACGGCGACTTCCGAGCCGTACAGGGTCCGGTTGGCTGAGCTCAGCCCGTTGACCTGCTCGCTGACCCCGCGGATCGCGTCGCCCAGGGCGCCGCCGACCTGCTCGGTTTTCGTCATGGTCTCAGCGACCTTGGAGGTCTCCGCCTCCGCTCCGGCGGCGGCCTGCTCCATCACCCGGTACTGCACCGCGGCGTCGCGGCCGAACGCGCCGTACTTGACCAGCACGCCGTACGCCTCGGTCAGGCCGTTGATGGTGGCGCCCACGACGCGGATCGAGCCGTTGAGCACGTCGAATCCCTGCCGGACCACCATGGCGGCCTCGACGCCGTTGTCCTTGAGAGACCCGAGCGACTCGTCGAGGGCGTCGCCCAGGTTGCCGATGCCGGTGGAGAACTCGTTGATGACCGGGCCGGCGACCTCGGACAGGTCAGCCACCAGGTGGGTGACCTTGCCGCCCAGATGGGTGAATCCCTGCACGAGCGGATCGACGTACTTGGCTGTGCTGCCGAAGATCCGGTCCAGGTCGTTGCCGCTCTTGGCAAACGCCGTGTCCACCCGGTCGATGCCCTTGAGCAGCGGGTCGACGAACACGGATGCTTTCTGGGTGGCCTGGCCCAGCAGACGCTGGCCCAGGTCGGCGCCGGCCTTCTTCACCCGCGGGTCACGCGAGGCCAGCAGAGCGCCGCCGATGATGCCGACGCCGGCGGAGCCACCGATCACGGCGGCCGCGAGGCTGGCACCGATCACGGGCAGGGCGCCGGCAACTGCGCCGGCCAGCGCCGGACCCATCGCGCCGACCTCGGACAGCGCGCCGGCCAGGCCCTCGCTCAGCTTGAGGCCGAGTTTCCCGCCCGCGGCGGCCGCGGCGTCGGCGTTCTTGGTGAACTTCTTGAACGCCTTATCGTTCTCTTTGTCGATTTTGTCCTGTGTCGACTTGGCCCGCTTGCTGACCGAGTCCGCGGCCGGGCCGGTCTTGTCGCTGGCCGTGTAGTTGAACTCGACATCTCTTGCCACGACTCACCCCCTGATCTCGTCAAACGCCCGGTCCACCTCGGCGTCGACCGCGGCGGCGATCGCGGTGTCGTCCTGCATCGGCGTCGACCACCAGCCGGCCGTGACGGACTGCGCATGCCACTGCCCGCGGAAGCGGCGCCCCCACGACGGGTGCCGGACCGTGCCCGCGTCGGCGGCGAACAGGTCGGTGCGGTCCTTCATCGACTTACGGCGCCCGCGGAGCCTGATCCCGGCGCTGCGGCCGGCGTAGCTGATCTGGAACGAGATCGTGGCCCGCGAGACCCACGTACCCAGCCCTCCCCGGGCGGGGAGGATCTCCTGCGCGTACGCGCGGACCTCGCGGACCTTCGGCTTGGCGGCCCTGGTCAGGGCGCGGCGCATGGCCTTGACGACGGTACGGCGCCCGTCGAACGCCTTGAGCTCTCTGGCGAACTGCTCGGCGCTGACCGCCACCGCTACCCCTCTCGTACCCGCTGGCGCATCGCGGCCAGCCGGCGCTCGCTGGCCTGGTCCTTGTAGATCTGCAGTGCCGTGCCGATGTCGCGCGGGTGCCACGACTCCAACCCGCCGGGCCCGGTTAGGGGTTGCCCGCTCACGATCGCCAGCTGGACTAGTTGCCAGCGGACGAAGTGCTCGGGCCATGCGGGTTTGGGTCCGTGTCGTCCCCCTGGTCGTCGTCGTCCAGGGCCTCAACGTCGACGCAGACCCTGGTGTTGAACGTCTCCCAATCGGTGACCTCCGGGGTGCGCCAGCGACGCATCGCGGAGTAGGCCAGGAAACGCAGGTTGGTCGTCACGCGGCGCGGTCCAACCGAGCGGCCCTCGTCGTCCAGGGTGATGCCCTCGCTGTGCCACGGCTGCAGCTCTAGCTGGGACAGGTCGCGCTGGTCGGCGGTTACGACCGTGGTGCGGATCGTGCCGTCGCTCTGTTCGAGCCGTACGCGGAACTGCTGGGTGAACATGAGGGGGTGACCTCTCTGTTGATCAGGCTGCGATGGGGGCGAACGTCGGGCTGCCGACGACCGGGAAAACCATTTCCATCTCGGACCAGGCGCCCTGCTCGCCACCGAACGGCGGGAGCATGGCCACGATGGTGAACGTCGCCTGGTCGTCGCCGACCTTGTCACGCGGGGCCAGGATGACGGTGACCTGCTCGCCGACCTCCAGCGCGCGCAGCGCCTTGGCCAGGCCACCGGTCGCGTTGATCTGCAGCCCTGTGAGCTCGAACGTCCAGACCGCGCTGTCGACGTCCTGCACGACACCGTCCGGGACCAGGGTCCGGTAGGTCTGGATCGGCTGGTCAGGCACGAGTCGGGCAACACGAACCTGGTTCGCGTATTCGACGCTGTCGACCGTCACGATGCTGTCTTTGAGGATGTACGCGTTCGCGGGGGCTGCCATAGCTACTCCGTTTCTCCACTGATCATGAGCGCATTGTGCGCGGCGGTTGAGCCGTCCAGGGTGAGCCGGGCCGGCGCGTACGCGGTGATGGCCAGGATGGGGCTGAGCACTTCGAGCAGCGCGTCCACCTTGGTCGATATCCATTCGTCGGCGGCGTCCAGGTCGCCGGGCAGCACGACGTAGACGCGCCACGTGTCGGCGAACGCGACCGCGTAGCGCCGGCCGTCCTGCGAGGTCGCGCCCTCCCACATCGGCCACGCGTCGAACACCTTGACCGACCGCGGGGCCCGTTCGTACCCGGTGACCCCGGCAACGCTGGTCAGGGCCTCGCTGATGGCCTGCCGGGTGGCTGCGAGGGTCATCCCATCACCAGCTTGCGGTGCGGCCGCTCCAAGCGCCGCACCTCGGGATCGTTGCCGGGAACCACGATGGACGAGTCCCCGTCGGCGGTCTCCCGGACCGCGAGGGCCAGCGACCGCATGCTCAGCGCCCGCTGAGTACGCCGCAGCAGAGCGCCCGCGAGGTCGGCCGGGTACGCGGCAGGGACGCGGCAGATCCGGGCCTGAGCGGCGCGTTCCTGCTCCAGGGCCTGCTCGACGTCGTCGTCGTCGAACGACACGGCTTCGTCGCCGCCCAGGTACGCCACCACCGCGGCGACGTCGGGGAGCTCGCCGTTCGCGGTGACCTGCACGACGTCGGCGGTCACGGCGGCGAAACCGTCCAGGCCGGCGTCGACGGTGGCGACGTGACGGCCCAGCTGGTCGGGCACGTACGTCGCGTACGAGACGCCGGCGCACCTCGCATGGTCGGTGCCGACCACCAGCACGTCGGTGCCGTCCGGCTCGGTCACGGTGAACACCGGGAGCTCCGCCGCGGCCGCACCAAACTCGTCGGTGACGACGACACGGATCATCCACGGCGCACCCACCAGCACGGTGCTGTTCGCCGTGGTCAGCATCCGGAGCATGCGCCCCTCCTTGTCCGATTTGTCCATTTCCTCGAGGACGGGACCCGGCCGGGGTCCCGAGCAGTCACCCCTGCCCGGGACCCCGACAGGGGGGCATCACGCGACGGTGTCGTAGATGACCTGTCGTACCCCTGTGATATCGGTGTTCGCCAGGGCCTGGTAGCCCCACACCGCGAGGCGCACGTACGCCACCGGGGCGTAGTTGCCGGCCGCGTCGATACCGGCGAACTCCAGACGCTGCGGGCCGGTGTCCCAGGTGTGCACCACCTCGGAGTCGAACAGCCACGAGTTGTTCGGCGCGGCCGCGGTCGACGCCAGCGCCCACGACGGGACCATGGTCACGCCGGCCGCGTCGACGGCCGAGTAGCGCGTGCGGGCCACGCCGTCACGGTTCGTCGCGCCGATCATCGGGAAGATCGGCTCTCCGGTGGTGGTGCTGGCGGTGGCCATGGCCACGTACAGCTCCTGCTCAGTGGCCATCATGTCGAACCGGTCGGCGCCACCGCGGGCGAACTGCAGCCGGGCGATCGCATTGCGCCACGCGCGGGCCAGCGCCGCGTCGACGGTGCCGGCGGCCAGCAGGATGTCGGTCGCCGCGGTCAGCGTGTTCAGGAACGTCGCCACGCCCGACTCCAGACCCTCGTACCAAGCCCGGGTGAACTGGCGCCAGATCAGCGATGACGCCTGCGGCGAGCCACCCTGGTCCCACGCCTCACGCGTCATGTCGATCGCGCCGCTCTTCGCGGTCGGCGTGATCGTCTGCGTGGTGACCGTGAACGTGCCCGCGGTCGGCTCCACCCCTTCGGTGTGGGTGCTGACCAGCCCAGCGGCCGAGTTGAACTTCGGCAGCACGAACGCCGTGCTGTCGGCGAGGGTGCCGCGCCGGGTCGCCTGGTAGAGCGGGTACCGGTAGTCGCGCTGGTCGACGTACAGATCGGGCCGGTTGCGGACCGGGTTGACGCCGGCCAGGTCGGCCCGGTCGACGTCGGCGAACGTGTGCCGGCGCATGCCGTACGCCTGGCCGACCGTCATCTCCCGCATGAAGCCCAGCGCGCGCCGGTACGCCTCGCCGTCGTGGTCACGGACGCCGCGCACCAGGTCGGCACTGAAGTCGTACTCCGGGCCCGGGGTGAGGTTGCCCTCATGGTCGAACCGGTACGGGGCGGCCTCGGTGACCTGAGCCGGCGCCGGCGGGGTGCTGGCCGGCGCGCCGGCGGGCTGCGCGACCGGGCGCGACACCGGGTCCACGAACTGGGGGCCGGCGCCGTCGGTGCCCACCTGGGGCTGCTGGCGCATGAACGCGCCGAACACGGCACCGAGCTGGTCGGCGGTGAACGTGCCGGTCGGGACCTCGACCGCGGCCGGCGGGGTGGCGGCCGGCGGGGTCGGAGCGTTGGCCGGGGGCGTGGTCGGGCAGGCGACGCCGGGCGCGTGTTGCTGCCCGCACAGCGTGCAGTGCATGGTGGTTCCTCCTGTATCGGCGGACAGCGTCACAGACGCGACGCGGGCACCCTGGAACGCCGGGACGGCTACCAGGGAGATCTCACGGCCGATGGCGGCACCGATCGGCACCAGCCATCCGCCTGGGTTGAGCGGGTCGGGTACGCACTGCTCATGATCAAAGTCGACGCCGACGGAGAACCCCGTCCGTACGGACTCCTCCGGGCTGGCCCAGGCCAGCGCCTGATCACCCATCGGACCCATGCCGACGCGGGCGGCGACGTCGGTGCCGTCGGGCCCGTCGTTGATCATGGCGAAGTGGCCGATGCTGGCCGACTGGACGTGGTCGACCAGCAGCGGCACGTGCCGCGGGTCGGGCCACACGATCGAGCCCTGCTGGAATCGGTAGCGCCGGCCGTTCTTGCGGCCGACGTGCTCACGGCCGTACGGCAGGGCGCGGCCGCGGATCATCCGCCGGTCAGCGTCACCGGCCGCGAACGCGGTCACCTCGGTGTGGAACACGGCGTCGTCCGCGGCCGCTTCGAGCCGGGTCGGCGCCGATCCGGCCGGGCGCCCAGCGGAGGTCTCAGGCCGGATCGGCACCACGTTCCCACCGGCGGCGGGAGCGCTGACCTGCGGCTTACGCGGCACGTTCTCCGCGTCGGCCACGTCTCCATCATCGAACGCGCCCAGCTCGACCATCCCCTTGTAGTAGGCGATCCGCTCCGTCGGGTTCGCACGCAGGTACGCGTTCGGGTCGGCCCACACGCGGGAGCCGATCGGTGTGAAGTCGGGCATGCTGAGCCGCTGGGTGACCGCGAGGACGTACGCCTGCAGCAGGTCGTTGATCCGGTCGATGCGCCGGTCGACCACGTTCGCGTACGTCCGCGAGGTGGTCGAGATACCCAGGTCCTCCGGCTCCAGGCCCAGGGCCAGGGCCACGTCGCGGGTGGCGTGTTCGTGGAGCTGGACGAGCTGCAGGTCGGCGGGCGAGAGCGCCTGCACGGTTTCGTATCCCAGGGCGGCGGCGACGTACCCGGTGGTGTGCTCACGCCGGGCGGCCTCCCAGCCGTCCAGCAGCGACGACACCTCGTCGTCGTCCTCCAGCGGGTCGGCGCCTTCCTTCGGGTAGAAGTAGCCATCCATCCGCGGGTTGTCGGCGTACTTCGCGGACGTCTTGCGGTAGGTCGACGCCAGCTTGATCGTGTCGCCGGCGGCGATCAGCACGCCCGGGTTCGGGGAGTCGAACCGGCGAATCCACCGGTGGTCGGCCGGCTCGCCGTCGACCATGATCTGCGCCTTCTGCCCGCGCTCGCGCGGCACGGCGTTCGACGGCAGGGGCGACTGCCCGTCCGCGTCATCCAGCGGCTGCAGCGTGACCCGCTCGACGGACAGGTGTTCGAGCTTGGTCGGGTAGTTGCGGGAGTTGACCTCCAACACGCGCGTCCAGGCGATCCCCTCGAACAGCAGGTCCTGGAAGATCTGAGCCATGGTCACGACGTTGGTCACGTTCGGGTCCATCTGCTCTAGCAGCGGATTACGGACCCGTTCGTTGCGGGCGTTGAGCTGCACGAGCGGCCACGTCGACGGGCCGCACACGATGTTGCGGGCCCGGAGCACGCCGGGCACGCTCAGCGCCTCATCCTGCGAGACGCGGCCGGAGCCGTGCATCATCTCGGTGATCACCTGGTCGACCGGGCGGTACGCGCCGTCGAACAGCATCATCGGGCGGGCACCGCGGCGAGCCATGCCGGCCCGGGCCTTCGCAGCCTGGGAGATCGCGTGCGACTGGTCGGCAACGGTCGCCCAATCCAGGGCGCGCCGCCCGATGTCCCGTAGTCCCATGATCAGGAGTGTAAGTCCCCGGGGCAGGAAAACTTACCGCCCGGTGCCGCGAGCTCCACGGGTCTGACCGGAAGATTTCCCGGCCCGGACGAAACGGGGAGCGCCCAGCGGCGGCGGCAGGGTCCGCGCGAGGTGGACGACGCCGGCGACCCCGTACGCCGCGTCGCAGTGCCCCTCCCCGGACCGGGCGAAGCGCCAGCGGTCCTCGCGCCACAACTTCTCGGCTCCGAGCACGTGATCGGTGAGCAGCGGGTCGCCGGCGTGGACCACCATGCGGGCGTCGACCTCCGCGGCCAGGCCCATGCACACGGCCGTGACCTCCCCGGCGATCTCGACCACGGTCACGCCGCGCGGTGGCCACGCCCGGGCGCCCTTGTACTTGCGGTCCTTGAGCCCGGCCGCGGCCGCGGCCGCCGGGCCGCCGGGCAGCCACCCGAACGCCTGCGGCTTCACCAGGGCCACCAGGCCGGGCAGGTCACGCTGCAGGTCGGCGACCGCGGTGAGCCCGGACCACGCCTTGACCGGTTCGACACGCACCCGCCCGTCGGGCATCACGCCACCAGCGACCAGGGTCGCGTGCCGCAGGTCGGGCGACACGTCGGCGACCAGGGCCAGGCGGCCGCGCAGCCCGGAGAGATCTCCCTCCACCCGGCCCGCTTCCCACCCGGCCGGATCGATGGCGGAGTCCATGTTCTTGACGCGCTGGCACAGCACCTCGGTACGGAAGCCGGCGACCGCTTCCGGCTTGGCGTCGGGCAGCATGAGCCGGCGCGCCGTGCCGAGCACGGTGTCCCAGTCGAGCCGGTTGCCCAGGTTCGGATTCGCGGCCGCGAGCGCGTGGACGTCGTCCAGGGCGCAGCCTGGGGGCGCCGAGTATTCGAACAGGCCGAGCCGTTCGTCGCCGGCGCCGGACGTCACGTAGGTCAGGGCGCCGGCGTAGATGTCGTTGAGGACCACGGACTTGTCGTCGCCGGCGTTCGTGATGAACACGGCCTGCCCGTTCGGCCGGGCGTTCATAGCGTTGTAGCTGGCGTTGTAGCCCACATAGCTGTGGTGGGTCCGTAGTTCGTCGCCGATCAGTCGGTCGATCGACTTCCCGCGGCCACCCTTTTCGTTGACGGCACCGATCTTGTACCGGGAGCGGTCCGTGGTGCGCAGCACCTGCTGCCCGTTCGCCTTCCGGATGGCGTTGCGAGGCAGCCGGGCCGCGAGCGCCGGCGTCTCCTCCGCCACCTCGCACGCTTTCTCCCACGGCTCCGCGGCCTGCTCCAGGTTCGTCGACGTGCCGAAGATCATCGGCCAGCGCTCCACGAACATCCAGAACAGGGCCAGCACGGTGCAGAGGTGCGTCTTGCCGTTCTGCCGGGCGACCAGCACGAGGACCTGCCGGAAGCGCGGCCGGCCGTCGGCCAGGAGCTCTCCCAGGTGGATCACCAGCCACTGTTGCCAGGGGTCCAGCGGCATGTGCAGCACGTGCGCGGCGAAGTGGATCACGCGGTAGCCGTAGCTAGTCGTCGGCGAGAGCTTCCGCAACGGCCGGGTCCAGACCCGAGGTCGGATCGACCCCATCGGCAGGGCCTCCGGCTCGGAGAGCGTCAAGCGCGGCGCTGGCTGGATCGACACCGTGCGGGTCACCCCCTCGTGTGGCCGGCCGGGCGCCGGGGCTCATACCGAGTTTGTCCAGTACAGCTTCGTATCGCGGGCCGATCTTCCCGATAATGTTGATCATGCGCCCGAACGCGCGCGCCTGGTCGTCCGGACTTCCCTCCCCCTCGCTCATCTCGTCCACCCGGTCGTACGCGTCGTCCAGGGTGTCGGCGTATCGCCGGGCGAGCATCACCATGGCGACGTCTCGCGGCAGATGCGGCGTGGTGCGCAGAGCCTCATCGAATGCGGCCCGGAGGCTGGTCGCCTCCGGGCCCTCATCGTCGATATCACCCTGCGTGACGTCGTCCGCAGAATTTTTCATTTTCCGGCCCAGGGAGAGAGAGGACAG